ACCAGCAGAACTGATAGCATTACTATTGTTTAGAATAGCCATTAAGCTAAAGCTCCAGAGTTAGTTACATATACGTTAGTACCATCTGACCAATATGATAGAAGGTATGTACCTGCGGCAGAAATAGTTGTAAGAGCAGTTGTTCCTACTTTTGTAGTAGCTGCTGCTGTGACTGCATATCCACCTGTATTTACTAATAATACATAACCACTTTGACCTGCTGTAATGTTAGTAAATGTAAGAGCAAATGTACCTGTAGGTGTGCATTTAAAGTTGTTAGTGACGTTCATATCAAATGAACCATCATTGTCAGTAGTGACTGTGCCACGTTGTGATAGTGTAAATGTTTGAGCTACGTCAGTTTTAGCTGTGTCTGCATCATACGCTTGAACGTCTGTACCAATAGTTAGACCTAAGAATGACCTTGCTGTAGCACCACCAGCACCTAATGTAGTTAAGTCTGCATCATAGGCTTGTACGTCTGTACCAATAGCTAAGCCTAAAGCTGATCTAGCTGAAGCTGCTGTACCTGAACCTGTACCACCTGCTGCAATAGGAATAGTGTCTCCACTTACACCTGACTGCAAGTCTTTAATTTGTGCCATTAGCGTTCTAATAGCATTATTTATACCTGAAGGTGCGCAGCCTTCATCAATATCAATACCTGCAATGTCTGTATTTAAGTTTGCGCCAGCACTTGTTGAGTCATACTGACTAATTTTATCTTTTGCCATTTTTTACCTCGTAATTAAATTTGTGACCATGTATTGCTACTTGAACTTGATGCTGTCCATGTGTCTGAACTTGGAGTAATATCAGTCCATGAACTAGCTCCTGCTGTTACTTCTGTCCAAGTATCGCTACTTGGTGTTACATCATTCCAAGACTCTGAGCCTGGAGTGACTGGAGACCATTCTTCTCCTAATATCTTACCTAAACCTGTTACTGTGGCATTACCTGTAATACTTCCTAAGCCAAACAATATGAAATTTGGGTTACCTACTAGGCTTGCTGTACATAGAATTTCACCATCACCAGCATATTCAACGCCACCTAGGCCTGCTAATAAAGCATAACCATCTATAGATCCGTCAAATGTTCTAATTCTACCACCATCACCTGATACAGTAGCATCTGCTGTAATAGATCCTGTAGAAAGTCTGTAACGAACACCATTTCCTGTTACAGTAGCTTCAGCATTTATTGCTCCAGAGCTTGTATAAATAGCGCTAGGACTTCCAGAAACGCTTGCTAACGCATTTATTTCACCTGACCCTACTGCTACCCTATTTCCTGCTCCAACGACTGTGGCAAAGCCTGTAATTGCACCACTATCAAATGTAATTCTTGATGCTTCACCTTCTAATTGAGCATTAGCAGTAATTGCACCTTGGCCTGTAGATACACGAATACCATTTCCTGTAACTGTAGCGTCACCGGTAATAGCACCTGTGCTTTGTCTAACTCTAACAGCATCACCTATAAGACTTGCGTCTGAAGTAATAGCACCTGTAGATAAATTAATACAGGCTGCTGTAGTCCATAATGGATCATCTAGCGAAATAGCTAGACTATCTAAACTACCAAATGCGTCTAATTGGTCTAGTGTCCATGGGCCACAAATAGTAGTGCCATTATCATAAAATGTATTATCTAAACTATATGGTACATTTTCCAAGCTACCATAAACGTCTAGCTGTTCTAGCGTCATTGGTACTGGCATAATTTACCTTAAGCTAATGTTACTGAGACTGAACCTACTGCGAATTTAAAAATGTCGCCTGTGTCAATTGCTTTTGAAGTAGTTAATGGTGAGTGATATAAAAGGTTACCACCTGAAGAAGCGTCATTAATACCAAAGTATGCAACTGTTCCCCATGATCCTGTAGCTTGTGGGAATTCTACTGCAGCGTCATTTAATATTTGACCTGAAGTACCTGAAGCTGTGGCAAATGTAATTTCAGTTCTTGCATATCCGTTACCTGATACTTCTGAACCGCTACCTGCGTCTGTAGGGTCTGTTGTCCATAGTGATACGTATACATTAGCTGGTGCTGTGTATGTTGTACCATTTAGAGTAGCATTTAAAAGTGCGTTCTCTAAGTAATTGCTCATTTCTGCCATAATATTGTCCTTATCTTGGTGTTACGCTTAGTGAAGTGTATGGGTATGTTTGGCCCAAGTCGCTTGTCTTAATGTTTGCAATTGCTCTGTCATATAAAGCTGACCATGTTTGAATACGTCCATCATTCATGAGGTATGGCTCTGCTTCCGCTAGAGTTGCATATAATAAAGCGTCTGGGTAATTAGCTAGATATAAGTTGCTAGCTGTTGATGTTGAAATAAATGTAGGTTGTCCATAATAAAGTATTTGAACAGTCATTGTAGAGTCAAATATTGGTGCAAATTGAAACTCTGAACCTAACATTGTAAAGTAATATGGCATACCTGAAAGTGTAGTTTGACCATTTTTAAAAAATAGATCAGGACTTTGGTATTCAACTCTAATAACTGGGTTACCTTGTACATGTATCTCTCTTACTTCTAACATGTCACTAGGTAAAGCTATTGTGCCATCACCTGCTGTAGATGTAGCAGTAGCTACTTTAAGCATTTTTTCAGTTCTTAAGTCACGGCTCATTCTAATTTGTGCCATTTGAATGAAGTCTGGTATTTGTGAGCTTAAGTCTGTGCGAGCCAAATAGTTTTCAACTACTGTCACAAAATTGGAGTAGGTATTTAAAGCCATTTAATTTCCTTAAAGTTTTTTCAGAAAGACAAGGCATCCATTAGCCATGGATACTTGCTTTAGAATGGTAAAACGCTTAATTAATTTTTCACTCCACCATGCTAGTGGTTGTTGAATTAAGTGAGCATTACGACCATCTGGTAAAATTTTTTGTGCTGGGCCTGTGTGTATTGTAAACAGTCCATATTTATCTACGACTCTTTGCAAGTCATCTAGTACATTATCTAGTAATTCTGGTTCTATATGTTCAAGAACGTCTATACATGTTACAAACTCACATGGTTCAGGTGTTTGACTCCATAGTGGGTTACTTGGTTCATAAGGTGTGTAATTTACTACACATTTTATTGCATCTTTTAGTCTACATTTACCAGCACCGTAGTCTAATAGGTTTGTAATATTATGGTTCTTGATAATTTCATCAACAATAGGTGCATAAGCAATACTTGCTACACCATATCCAGGGTTCTCATGCAGTTTAGCCTGCATTTCTCTGTATTCGTTAGAAATTAAGTTGCTCAATGACTTCTTTCCACGTTCTATCGTCTTGGTAAATTAGTCTCATGTGGCGATACCATGGCATGCTTGGTTGTCCGTAACGCCATTGGTGATATTTAGGTACTAAACACCATGTTTTTACACCTAAAGCTGCTGAGCAATGCAATGCTGTAGTATTTACACCTAAAACCATGTCACATTCTGCAATTAATGCTGCAGTATCGTCATAATTTTTTGCGTCTGTTGCAAATTCAAAGTATTTTACACCATCTAATTTGCGTTCTACGCTATAGTCTAGGCTTACTAACACAGTATCTTTGAGTTTTAATAGTGGCTCAATGTCTTCTTGTGTAAGTGTACGGCCTTTAGAGTTATTCCTGAATGTACCACCTTTAGTTGTGATACCAATAACCTTTTTACCCCATGAGTCAAACAATGCACGCCACATTAAACGTTTCTCAGGATCAGCTTTTAGAAAAGGAGTCCCAGGAAAACTCTTGCTTGTTGCTCTGAAAAACTGAGGTAAGCCACCAATTGCGCATCTTGCATCAATTGTAGCATCATCTACCCACCTCGCATCTTCTTCTTTACGTGTCCCATATACTTCTGCATTTGGGAAACTTCTTTGAAATAATGTTTCTAACCTACTATCGCATTCAATGTATACTTTCTTACTAATTGCTATAGCATCTGGTATACATGAAGCATAAAATATCTCATCACCTAGGCCTTGTTCGCCATAGATAACTAAATTCTTATCCGGTGATCCATCCCACTTAACTTCGTCTTTATAAACTATCTCTTTACGGAATTTACCACCTAGTGACTTATCCCATTCTATCCAACCTTTTTCCCATTCACCTTTTGCTAGGTAGCTATGAGCTAGGTTTAATTGTGCGTGTATCTCTTTAGGATCGCATTCTAGGGCCATCTTAGCAGACTTCTCTGCATCATCCCAACGTGACATTTGAACGAGTGATGCTGAAGCATTAGAGTATGCCATAGCGTAATTAGGATCTAGTTCAGCAGACTTTAAAAAGTATTTAAGCGCTTCTTCAAAGTTATCCATCTCATGGCATGCACGGCCCAAGGATGTCCATAATGCTTTATTGCCTGGTTGTTCTTGTAATGCTCTACGGAAATACTGATAAGCAAATGCTGGCTTTTCACCCATTAGCCAGATATAACCTAAAAAGTTTAATGTAGCAGCGTCATTAGGATATACCATTAACACTTCATTAATAATAGGAAGTGCTGTCTCATACTGTTCTTTTTGTATAAGATCATGTATAGCTAACTGTACTTGCTTTAATTCTTCTTTGTCCATCTAGTCCTATAGTGAAACCATATTTTTCTGTATTTAGCTATTCTATCGTAAACTCTTTTGTTTCTATTAGACGTTCTTGTCTTTACTACACGTTTTAAATTACTGAATAAACCTTTAACGCTGTAAACTATCATCCACGTTTTGTAGTTAGTTTTAAATATGGATAGTTTTCGTTTATTTCTTTAATTAATGCTTTGGTGTGATCTGGGTTATATATATCTATACCTTTTAACTTTAACTGCATTTCCACTACTGGAGGAATGCTAGCAAAGTGCGCCCATTCTTGTTTAACACCTTTGTCCCATATTTCAGGGTTATCTCTTGCTTGTTTAATTCTGTCTAACATACCACTCACATCTTGAGTAGAAGTTAGGTAATATGTATCTTTAGCTGGGTCATAGTCAAAGTACTGACTTACACCTGTTACGCTGTTGTGGTCAAATAATATTGGCATATAAAAATAACAGAGGGAGAATTAACTCCCTCCATTATATCACTACTTAGCTATTAAGCACCTGTATTTTGTACTTTAGCATGTGCATCTGGGTTTTGAACCACTAATGCGTACTCTGCTGTGAGTAACCATTTTGTGCTGTCACCAGTTTTAGCTAGTTCTTCTTTAGACATAGGACGTAAAGAAGCTAAGCCAACATAACCAGGATCAATACAGAGAACAGCTTGATCTCTCATGAAACGGTCAAGTTTAACTGTGTGATTACCGAAGTCAGAAACGTAAACGTCTGCTGCGCCAGTAATTGTAGCTTGTGTTGTACCTTGAACATTGTTGAACTTAGTAGCAATACCAGCAAAGCCAGAGAAACGTGCTTTGTTAGTTGCTGACATAAGAATTGTTGATGGCTCGCCACCATCTGTCCAAGCTAATTGTAAAGCTGACTTTAAGTCTGCTTCAATGAATGTTACAGAAGTACCGTCTGTAGGAGCTGCAACTGTACCACCTGAGAAACCAGGAGTTGTACCAGATGTAGAACCTGTAGCTAATACTCTGTTTACGATCCAAGACTCAATACCTGCTGATGTACGAGCTGTTGCTGCGCCACCTGCTGATGATGCTTGGTTACGTACAATAGCATATTCCATGTCACGTTTAAGTTCTTTACCAGCTTTCATAAGTTGGTATGCAACTTCAGACTTACGACCATACTTACGTACTACGTCATATGTGTTTGAAATTTGAACTGTCTTACGTGAAATTTGTGTGTAGTTACCTAACACAGTTGTTGCTGCTAATGTTGCGAATGATGCGTCATCACCTTCAACGTTTGCATTAGTTGTTGCTGCTGCTAATGCGTCAGTTTGCCATTGGTGATAAGTTTGGCCGGCGCTCATGCGCTTTGCCATTGATAATAATGGTGTATCTTCTGGAGAAATATCAAAGATAATATCTTCGAATGACTCCGCTATACCTTTACCGGTGTAGCTATTGGTTGCTGATGCTGCCATGATATTTTTTTCCTTTGTAAATTAGATCATTTGTTCGATAAGTTTTGTAGCCATATCTGCTTTACCTGTCTTACGTAATTGATCACGTAAGTTACGTACATTAGAGCTGGCTTCCGCTTTTGTATCTTTAGCACCTGGTCTCACTACAGGTTTAGCGCTTGATACTTTTTTCTTTACAGTAGAATTCTGTTGTAGTTTGCGCCATTGCATAGCGTCATGCAAAACCTTAACGTGTC